GCCAGCATCAGTGCCAGCAGTTCTGCCTAATGTGCCGATGTTCCAATGGTTTTCTCTGTAGTTATAGGTGACATAGCTGTCATTCTCATTGCTTCCACTGCTTGGGTAATACCACCAAATCTCACCAAATTTGCTGTTGTGGACAGCATAGATTTTTGATGATTGGTTGAAGTTCATGTTGCCAAAGACATAGTCCGACACATCACTTGGCAGTGGCTTGACATACCCGTCATAAATCCAGAAACCAGACTTGCTCATCCAAATGGCCGCAGTGTCAATGGCCGCCACAGATTGGGCAGATATCAGGCCGCAGCCACTTCCAGCCTTCTCAAAGCCATAGACGAATGGGGCGCCAATGTACTGGGCCGTGTGGACATCGACATCGGTAAACAGTAGATTTAAACCCTTGACCCTCTTGCCAGCGATCAATGTGCCAGGCGTGGCCAGCTCATAGTCGCCTGCCTGGTTGTCGTTTGTCGGGGTCCAGACAGTATTGTCTTCTTGGTCTGACCACTGCACTTTTCTTGGGTTGCCACCAGCGCCAAGGGCAAACATGATGCGCTCGGAAGTGACAAGCACCGCCTTGTTGCTCGTTGGCGCATTGGTGATTGCAGCTGCGAGGGTCGGTGTGGAAAAGCCGAGCTGCCACTCATAGAGCTTGCCATCGGCATTGGAGCAGGCCACCAAATACTCACCCCATGTGTCCATGGACCATGTCGTTGCCGGTGTGATGCTGGAGCTGTCTGGCCGTGCCACGCCATAGGCAAAGCTGCCATAGGTTGAGTAACCATAGCCGGTCTTGACCACCGCATCAGCCTCACCAGGCGTGAATCCTGTGGGGGTGATGTCTTTGAGTGTTCCGGCCTCATTGAGGGCATAGAGCTTTGAATGCGTACCAGCTGCGATCCACCGGTCAGCAGTGTTGTCGCGCCAAGTCAGCAGTCCACGGCATGATCCTGTCAGCTGGCTGGCAGACTTCTTTCGCCAGCCACCCATGGGCCGCAAAGTATTCTCAAACCAGCGCACAAGGTTTGCGTCAAACCATCTGCCTGCTGCCTGATATTCAGTGCCGTTTCTGTAAATGCCTGGGAGTAATTTGAGTGGTATGTACATGGCTATGTTGTTGGTAAGTTAGACACAAAACTCATTGTGACAATGGCTGATGGCACTGCTGGCCGTGTCGGGCTTGTGCTGGTGTCGAAATGCTCCAAACTTACAGCAGTGCTGGTGGGGCGCCACATAATTTCAACATAATCGTTGGCTGCCATGCTTACAAAAAAATTCATGGCTGCAATCAAATGGCTTGGGTCACCTGAAGATTTTCTTGCAGGCAAGTGAAATCTGCTATTTGAGTTGTCAATGTTTGTTCCATTCTTGCGAAACCAGATGTCAACATCCTGACCATCATTGCTGGTGTTCTTAAACTGAATGGAAAACTGCAAGTTCCAGATTCCGGCATCAAGCACAGTAATTCTGCTATTGCTGGCAATTGTCACACCATTGGAAAAATCTGTCGTGTTGAATGTAACAGCATAGGCCGTGGTGGTGTTGGCTGCCGTTTGGTCTGTTGAATCTTGAAACGCGCCATGCGGATTATTCATAAACTTGCCACCCCTTGGCCCAAACAAGGCGCCAAGGACTGAGATCAGTTTTCTGAAAAAATTGTTTAAGGCGCTGTTGTTCTCATTTAGATTTCGGCGCTCATACACCTCTGGCGGGTAACCCAGACTTGGTATTGATGGGACTTCTAATTGTTGCTTGACATTGGCCATGGCTCAATTTTGCCACCTTATGCCATGTCTAAACCAGCGGCCTTGACTTCGGCCACCCGTCTGCCCCAGCCTTTGCCGAATGTGGGCCAAGTTGGCAGATCGTGCAAAAAAGACAGGCGCCTGTCGTTGTAGGCGCTGACCAGCTCATTGGCATCCATGGCCGCCACTGCCGCCAAGGTCTTGGGTCCAATGCCGCCATCAGGCTCCACGCCGACAGACGATTGCAGCCACTTGGCAGCCCTGCCTGGGCCAGAGTTGATGGCAGCGTCAAAGACGCAATAATCGACACCGGCAGGCAGATCATCGCCCTTGATCTTGTCCCAGTATTTGGCTTTGTACATTGGGCCAACCATCTCTGGAGTCAGGCCACGCATGGTCTTCTCATCCACCTCATGGCCTACCCACTCTTCCCAGACCCGTTTGGTCACGCCAAGATTAGTCATGCCACCTGGGTCGCTTGGGTGGTTGACATAGCCTCCTTCGTGGTGCAGCACAGCTTTTAAGCAAGATTCAAAGTTTTCTTTCATTTTTTCACCTTATCAGCAATTTTTTCCATAGTCCGGCCACCAAAATAAAACGACATGACCAACATGCCCCACTGGCCCAATAGTTCAACATAAGCCCCGCGAGTTTCGTATTCAAAGATTGATGCAATAGCAAAGCCAGAATAGGCTACCAAAAGGAATATAAGCGTCATAGGGCGTATATTTTTGGACAGCCAAGAGTCAGATGCCATGTCGGCCTTTGTGCGCTCTGTAAGGTTATTTTGCTCCACCTCATACAGCTTAGTCTCATTGGCCATTTTGGCCAAATCGCCATCTTGAGCCATCTTCTGGAGTTCCAGCTGCGCCTTGGCTTTAGCCTCTGGGTCGGGAATCAACTTGTCAATGAGCTTACCGCCCACATTTAGAAGTGCGTCTAGTCCAATCATGCTGCCTCCTTCTTTTCCTCTGTAGGCTCATCTTTTGGTGGCAACATATCTTTAATGACATCTTTACCCTTGATGGCCAACAAAGTGCCAAGAGAGCCAAGAATGTATTTACTCATGTCAGACAACAAAAAGAAAAACTGTTTATCTGCTGGTGCAATACCACTCATGGGTTGAGTGACAAAAACAAGTGAATACATAGACAGTATCACCATAGACATAATGGTCACGCAAAAACTAACAGCAATAGTCAGTTTAATTTTTGATTCAACGTGCTCAGGATTCCAACTCATCTTACCTCCGATTTCATATCTTCAGCTTTTAAAAGCATATCAGGACACATTTGAGTAATGGCGCATTGTGGCCGCTGGCACTCAGTCTTGTTCCAGTTGTTTTGATCCATACAAGGGTATCTGAACCGGTCTTCGCAGCCAGCCAGCATTATCAAAGTAATTGCGAGTAGATATTTCATGCGTATACATCCACAGAATTAGGTCTTGCCCATTTTTGCTGCTGAATCTGCTGCTCTTTTTGGTGATTGAGCCTCTGCAATTCTTGCAAGTTCTTTTGGTGAATGACCCTCTGGGCCTCTTGGAGCATTTTGGCATTTGCCTGATATGGTGTGATTTTCATTTTCCAAGCCCCACCTTTCCAAGCAGTAGATTGACGATCCGGTCCGACAAGTCATCCGGCAAAAATCTCAGCAGTCCAAGCAGCCACCAAATGACCAATAGGTAAACAAACACCTTCAAAAACATGTCGAATTGTTTTTGGTATTCGTTCATCGGCCACACCCGCCCTTTGGACACAAGCTCATCAACTCATTTATACCAATAAAGACAAGAAGCAAAACAAAAGCCACACCGCCAATGATCATGGCTATCTCTTGCATTTCCTCTTCTTTAGCTTTGGCCTTCTTTTCCTCGGCTTTCAGTGCTGCCATCTCTTTGGCATCATCCCTGTCCATCTCAGCTTGACGGGCCTTGATCTTGTTCCAGACGTCAATTTTTCCCGTAATCATAAATAGCTGTTTAAGCTCTTCTTCAAAGGCTCTGGCTTGCTCTAGTGCCATCTCAATCTGTAGAGCAGCACCCATGTTGGAGCCTTTTTTCTCCCTCTTGGCCTGAAGCATGGCCTTGGTCGCAGTTGACTTGGCGTCAAACATCTTGCCAAGCATGGGGGCCAATGACCCCAGATCATTGGCGACCTTGCTGGCCTTCTTGACCATGCTGATGGCGCTTTGTAGGCCGTTTAGCGCACTTAATGGATCGATGATCATTTCCTCTTCTCCCACTTGATGCAGACAACCCTTCGATTGTAGACATCACCGGTCCATGTCCACCTGGTGCATCTATATTCGGCAGCTGCTAGTAAGACCAAAGCATAGATCATGGCCAATACATAACGATGACATAAGTTGACCAAATGATGGTCGCCACCAAGATGGCCGCAGCAATGAATGCCACGGCCCAATCTCTCATAGCCCGAAAATCTTCTTG